CGGGACAATTCACAGTGCCGGTGCCGCAATTTTTATGTCGCTTTTAAGAATGGGATTTATGCGCAAGAAACCTGCATTTAGATATGTATTTATTGATGCAATGATTTGTGCGTCTATCGCTGGAGTTACAGTGCCGATATGTACGCACCTTGTTGGCCATGCGGAATTTTCCGGCTTTCTCGGTACGATGATTGGATTTATCGGCACCGAGAAGATCCGCGAATTTTTATTTAAGTTTATCAACCACCGTGTAAATGACGGTGATATTAGTTATAGACGCAGCAACGGAAGTAAATACGATGATGATTTCAGAGAGTAAATTTAATCAGGTTTTCCCACGTGCGAAAAAAGGTATTTATGCGGCGATTGAAAAGCAAATCGAAAAAGCCGGCTGCGTAACTAAAATCCAACAAGCGATGTTTTTGGCGCAATGCGGACATGAAAGTGCAGGCTTTACCCGTTTTTCAGAGGGGTTTAACTATTCCACCGAAGGGTTACTTGCTAATTTCCGTAAGTATTTTACTCCCGCGCAAGCGGTTAAGTATGCGCGTAAACCGGAGCAAATTGCGAATCACGCTTACGCAAACAGAATGGGTAATGGCGACGAAGCAAGCGGCGACGGTTGGAAATATCGCGGGCGCGGAATTATTCAAATCACTGGCAAGAATAACTACGTTGCTTTTCGCGAGTGGCTTGGGCGAGATTTTGCATTACACGAGCTAGCAGAAGATTTAGATTTAGCTGTATCAGCGGCTGTGTGGTACTGGCAAGAAAACGAATTGGCAAGTCTGGCAAGCGTTGAAAAGGTTACGATCCGAATCAACGGTGGGACAAACGGACTTTCTGACCGAGTGGCGTTATATCGCAAATTAATGGCGTAATTATGATTGGATTAAATCAAGTATTAGCGGCTGCAATTTTTGGCCTGTGCGGTTGGATTTGGTATCAAAGCGACACTATCTCTGACATCCGTGCCGAAAACCAAGCTCAAGCCCAAACCATTAAACAGCAACAGGAGGCTAACCAAGCCTTAACTGCTGCTCTACAACAAGAGCGCGCGGCGGTAATTGAGCAACAACAACGCAATGACGAAATCGAACGGATGGCAACAGAAAATGCGGAATCAGTTAAAACGATTATTAAGACACAACCTTGTGCTAACACTCGCCTGCCTCAGTATGCTCTTGACCGGCTGCGGAAGTAACACGGCCAAGACAAACTATATCTACCCTCCTCAAGCCTACACGGTGCCGTGTGCTAAGACAGCGTTTACCGGTGAGACTTACGGTGATGTAGTGTTGCAATTAGTCAAGGTAACCGCAGAGCGAGACAAGTGCGCAAGTCAAATCGACAATCTCAATAAGTGGATTAACCAAACCAAGACCGCCAATTAAAGTGCGGTCTTTTTTTATTGGCATATACAGACACATATATTAGGACTGGCTTTGACTATCTGATGATGGCTTGATGGTAGTCCTAAGCTGTGTTTTATGGACAAAACAAAAATATATCGAGTGATTTTTATAAAGAATCGTGACGGTAAAAGGTACTCCTGAGGGGATGCCCCTTTCCACGGGGTTTCGGGCGCGCGGTTTTCGACAGTTTTTTGACATCTTAGGCATCATCATCATGTGCTAATTTCGGTTATTTTTTGTTCTTTCGTTTTTTGGAGTTTTGGTAAAAATGGATAATTTGTTTGATATTAAATTAAACATTAATCAGATTGCCGAAATCTCCGGAATGCACCGCCAGACGGTGTCTCAACGGCTGGCTGGGTTAACTCCGACTGTGGGTAGTAATGCTAAATTAAAGCTCTACTCACTGTCGGATTTAATCAGATTGGCGCTGGTGGAAAAGATGTCGGCGGATGTCGATAGTTTAGGGCCGCAAGATCGAAAGGCTTTTTGGCAAGCGGAGAACGAAAGGCTGAAATATGAGCGCGACACAGGCGAGCTAATCCCGTCGTATGAAGTCTCTCAAGAAATGAGCGCGATGGCTAAAGCAGTCGTCCAGACTTTGGAGACATTACCGGATATTTTAGAGCGTGACTGTGGATTGCCGACAAGTGCGGTAATTAGATTACAGCAAGAGATAGACGACTTGCGCGATCAGTTATCAGTACACGTCCAAAATTTTGATGATAAATCGGCGAAGAGTGATTAAAAATGTTTGCATCAGCAAAAGACATCCGCCGAGATGTCGCAGGATTAATTAAAGCGCCGCGCCGAATGAAAGTATCGGAAGCGGTGGCGGAATATATGAGAGTGCCGCGCGGTGGCGGAAACTCTGTTAAATGGGATAAAGATACAGTCGGCTATGTTATTGAGCCGATGGACTGCTTAAACTCACGTGAATATGACGCGGTGATTTTTGTCGGCCCAGCGCGTACCGGTAAAACAATCGGTTTGATTGACGGGTGGATCACATACTCCATTATTTGCGATCCATCTGATTTTTTACTGGTTCAGTTGACACAGGAGAAAGCGAGTGAACATAGTCGCAAACGATTAGACCGCACTTTTAGATGTTCGCCCGAAATCGCAAAGCGGTTAAGTCCGCGTAAAAATGATAACAACGTCCATGACAAATATTTTCGCGCAGGCAATCTGTTAAAAATTGGCTGGCCGTCTATTAACGTGCTGTCATCATCCGATTACAAATACGTTGCATTAACTGATTATGACCGTTGGCCCGATGATGTGGACGGCGAGGGCGATGGATTTAGTTTGGCATCTAAGCGGACGACTACATTTATGAGCGCCGGCATGACGCTTGTAGAGAGTTCGCCGGGCAAGGATATTGTTGATCTCAAGTATCATCCGAAATCGACACATGAAGCCCCGCCAACAACGGGGATTTTGTCATTGTATAACCGAGGTGACAGACGTCGTTTTTACTGGCAATGTCCGCAATGCTCGGAATGGTTTGAGCCGTCTATGGTAAACATGGTCGGCTATCGTGATGATACTGATTTTGTCAAAGCAAGCGAAAAAGCCCGCTTACAGTGTCCGCACTGTCAGAATCTGATTGAGCCAGATTTGAAACGTCGGCTAAATGTTGGCGGAAAATGGCTTAAAGAGGGGCAAACGATAGACAAAAACGGCGTTATCCACGGAGAGGGGCGAAAGTCCCGTATTGCGTCGTTTTGGCTTGAGGGTCCGGCGGCCGCTTATCAAAAGTGGGATCAGTTAATTTATAAATTACTTACTGCCGAGCATGATTACGAGATGACCGGCAGTGAGGAAACGCTAAAAGCAGTAACAAATACTGACTGCGGATTGCCGTACTTGCCGCGCTCGGCGCTTGAACAGCGTCGCAGTGATGAGCTGATGGATCGGCGAGAAGAAACCGAGAAAAGAACGGTGCCTTATGGGTGCCGTTTTTTGTTGGCCGCAGTCGATGTGCAGGGTGGGCGGAACCGTCGCTTTGTCGTCCAAATCGTGGGATATGGCGAAAACAGCGAGCGATGGCTTATTGATCGATACAACATTAAATCATCAATGCGGGCAAATTCGGACGGCGAATGCCAACCGATCGACCCGTCCGCCTACCCGGAAGACTGGGATCTGCTCATTAGCGACGTGCTTAACAAACAGTACCGCATTGAGGGCTTAGCCGGCGGATTTATGCCGATTACCGCAATGGCGGTGGATAGCGGCGGTGAGGATGGTGTAACAGATAACGCCTATAAATTTTGGCGCAGATGCAAACGCAATGGCATATCTAAGCGTGTCTATCTCGTCAAAGGTGATAGTACGCGCCGCCAAAAATTAATTAGCCGCACTTATCCTGATAACACCTCTCGATCAGACCGGCACGCAAAAGTGCGTGGAGATGTTCCACTATATCTGCTCCAAACAGATCAGCTCAAAGATCGTATTAGTAACGCATTAAGCCGTGAGACTGTCGGCGCTAACTATATCCATTTTCCGGCATGGCTTGGAGAGTGGTTTTTTGATGAGTTGACTTACGAGGAGCGCGGACAAGACGGCAAGTGGCGCAAACCGGGTAAAGGCAACAATGAGGCTTTTGACTTATTTTGCTATGCCCATGCGATCGCTATTTTGCGCGGTTATGAGCGCATTAAGTGGGGCGATGAGGATAATGTCCCTTACTGGGCAAAACTTCCCCACTTAAACCCCGAGGTAATCCGGAAAGAACCAACCGCACAGGAAGAAGAAACAGAAAGTGCGGTAGAAATCGAACAAGTAAAACCAAAGTCACAACCTAAGCAGAAAAATGACTGGTTAAATGGTGGCAGCGGTAAAAAATCTGGAGGATGGCTTTGAGTCGAAGCGAACAAATTGAACAAGTGCAGTTAATGCTCGAAGCGTGCGATCAAGCAATCCTTGATGTGCTAGCGGGGAAAACCGTTACATTTAACGGACGCAGCGTTACGCGCGAATCATTATCCGAAATCCGGAAGACGCGACAAGCACTTAGAGAGGAGCTTGTTGAGTTAAAACGGTTAGGCTCCGGTCGTAGTCGTTTTAAATACGCAAACTTTAATCCACGGTTTTAAAAATGAATATCTTTGAAAAAACAATAGCTTTTTTTGCCCCTGCGCAAGCGGCAAAGAGAGCGAAAAGCCGTTATGTGTTGAATGCGTATGAGGCGGCTTTACCGAACCGAACGCATAAAGCCAAACGTGAAAGCCAAGGGGCGAATACCTCAATTAAACAAAGTGCGGTGAGTCTTAGGGAGCAGGCGCGCGCATTAGATCAAAATCATGACATTGTGATTGGTATCTTAGACAAGATGGAAGAACGTGTTATTGGATCACGCGGCATCCACATTGAGCCGCAACCGATGAATATTAGCGGTGATGTTGATGAAACCTTAGCGGAGCAAATCCGTAAAAAATGGGCGGAATGGTCGATTCGACCTGAAGTTACCGGGCAATTCACCCGCCCGGAACTTGAACGAATGCTTTTGCGCACGTGGTTACGCGATGGAGAGGTATTTATCCAGCTAGTGCGCGGCACCGTTGCCGGATTAAAACATAGTACGGATATTGCCTTTAGCCTTGAAGCCCTTGAACCCGATTTTGTGCCGTTGAATACCCTTGATACGGCAAATTTAATTCAAGGGATTGAACTTGACGCATGGCGCCGTCCTAAGTCGTACCGTGTTTACATGGACAACCCGCAGGAAAATAACCGCAC